CTGTTCAAGATTGAACATTGCCAACTTTACACGACAATCATTTTTTCTGCAAAATTTTTCCAAAGAAGAAAACGGTTCAAATCGTTCACCGCAATTTCGACATTTTTTTGTTTTGTTCATTACCAGAATTTTGAAATTGAAAGATTGACGTCGAATTCAACTATTCCGATTTCACCTTCACGATTCTTTGCGACAATGAATTCACATTTGTTTTCGGAAGATTGACCGTTGAATGTTTCGTCTTGTCCGTAATATTCTGGACGGTGCAAAAATGAAACAATCGACGCGTCTTGTTCGATTTCACCAGATTCTTTAAGATCAGATAATACTGGACGTTTATCACCTCCGCGTTCGGTCACTGATCTTGAAAGTTGCGCCAGTGCAACACAAGGAACTTTTAAATTTTGGCACAACAATTTTATTCCGTTTGAAATTTCCGTCACTTGTTCGTATCTGGAACGACCGTTGATCGGTTTGATTTTCTGCAAATAATCAATGAACACAATGTCAACTTGATCTTTCATTTGAAGATCAGAAACTTTGACGGCAATGTCTTTGATTGTGTGCGTTCCTTCGTACAAATGTAAATTTGACCAGAATTGTTCTGTTTGAACTTGAAAAACTTTTTTGATTTGTGATTCGGTGCATCGACCAAACTTCAACATGTTTGAATCAAGTGAAGTGACGTTTGCGATCATTCTTCGCATCATTTGCTTCGTGGACATTTCCAGAGCAAAAAACGCGACTTTTTTTCCTTCCTTAATCAAGTTCATGACGGTTGACACCGCGAACGCCGTTTTCCCCATTGCTGGACGCGCACCGATCACCAACAAATCAACGTCTTCAAGAACAATCATTTCTTTAAGTTGATTGTAACCTATTGAAATTCCTTTCATTTCATTTCGCTTTGCTGATTCGTGATCGTTTAATACGTCAAAAATTGCATCGACATTCGTTTTTTCTTTCGGATCATTTACTTCAATGTTTCTTCCAGATTCAATAATATCATGAAACTTTTCAAACGTCAATGTTTGAGTTTCAATAAAGTTATCGATTTGATTTCTGATTTGAACGGCGCGTTCAAAAACTTCTTCTTCAACACATTGCATGAACAATGAATTCAAATACACTGGAACGTTTATCGAATGCACGTCGATTGTTAATGCTGAAATTTGTTTTGTTGTCGATTTATCCATCCATCCGTTTGAACGAAATTGTTTCAATAACGTCAACTGATCAATATTTTCATTTTGCTGAATCAATTGGTCAATTGCTTTGTGAACATGTTTTTGAAACGGTGTCTTCAACCATTGTGTTTTAATTCGGTTGAATGTTGCAATCTGTTCGTTTTTCTTTTGAAACATGATCAAACCGATGATCATTTCAATTGCATGTTTTTTGTTCATAACGTTGGAATGTATTTTTTTGACACAAGAAGTTTCGGTTGTTCTTCGATTTCATCGTTCCAGCATTCACCGTGCAACCATGTTAACGGATTCTTTCGGAATTTTGACTCTGGTGTTGACAATTTGTAAAGTTCCGCCTTTTTTTGAATCAATTCGCGTTTATGTGGATCAATTTTTTTCCATGTTTTATAGCATTTAACTTTATCGACTTTTTTATCAAAAGAATTCCAGAATAAATCAAATAAATCTTTTTCACTTTCTTTATCATTATCACTATCATTATCACTATCGTGGTTTTTTGGGTTCGGTTCGGTTTTGTTCGGTTCTTTTAAAACCGTTTCGGTTTTTTTAGGACGTCCGCCATTTTTCCCGTTTAAACGATTTACTTCGCATTTTTTTTCGTATCGTTCCAGATCACGAACAAACTGATTTCGAAACGGCAAAAAACACATTTTCATAGCAAAGTCAAGTTCTGGTTCATCACCGCTGACAAACGTTCTGATTGCTTTGAATAGGATTCCAGATTGTTCATTTGTCAATTCGTCAAGAACCGACAACGAATCCATGTGAAGGATAAAAGATGTTTTTTTCATGTTGTGTTGATGTTTATTTTTTGAAATTATTAATCCATTTTTGACTTGAAAAGTTGATACCAAACACCATCAATTTCTTTTTCGATGTAATCACTTTTCTCAAGATATTCGAGTTCATACGAAATTGTTGACGCAAAGTTTCGTTTTGATCGAAATGTCATTAATTCGTTAAACTGATAACCGTTCATGATCATTTCATGCACCGACAACAAAGATTGTTTCAAATCTTCCGAATCTTCAAATGTGATCCGAATGTCCAGTTGTTTCATTTTCTTTTTCTCGTTCATCGTGTGTGCATTAATTCAAGGTAATCAAGATAAAGTTGAAGGTTAAAATTTCCGCCTTTGTCGTATGCTTGTGAAGGTGTTGACCAAAATCGAATGTACGTCATTACATTTGAAATACACGGTTGAATGTCTTCACTTTTAATAGTCGATTTTTTCAATTTCGTTCTTTTCATAATACATTGATTTGTTTAATTGTTGAAGAATGCCGATCAACCAGTTTCTTTGCTTCATCAATAGACGCGGCAAAGATCGTTTTTGTGGACGTTCCTATCTTTTTGTATGTCGTAGGGCAATAATTCCACAAAACGACGTCAAATCGTTTCTTTTCGCGCAATTTAGCCGAATAAATCAAACGATTAATCAACGCACGTGTTAAATTGTATTCATCGGTTGAAATGATTTGATCTTCATGCATCGATTCCAGATCACGAAGTTCGTTTAATAAAGTGCATACATGTTTCATGTGATTGTGTTTTGATTGAGTAAAAAAAAAAATGTGCGTTGTCAAGTCGCACCCCTTGTTTTAATTTTTAAAATGTGTAATCTGTTAAATAATCAACGTTTCTTCCGCAAATTTGACAAAATTTATCATCTGAAACGTAGATGTAATTTTTTTGACATAATTGTGAAATGTAACCTTTAACTTGTTGTTCCGTGAATTCAGTAATTTCAAACATTACTTCATCGAAGTATGTAAATTCACCACCAGTTGATTTGTCTGATGCAATAACAATTGCTTTAAGAACTAAAATTTCGTTTTGATTAAGATTTGAATAAGTGTTCATTTTTTCTTGTTTTTAATTGTTTGACCTTACAAAGATATACAAATTTTCTTTCGTGATACACTTTGATGAAAAAAAAACCGAAAAAAAACGAAAAAAGTCAAAAAACCGAGTCGGTTTGTAGCAAAACAAAGAAAAACCGATCGCAAAATCGGTTCTTTTATATTGTGTTTAGGTCTTAAAATTCCTTCAAAAGAACGTATGTCACGACTTTTTGCGGTTTGACAAGATCAATGATCTGGTTGTATTTTGGAATATTATTCACAACTTGACAACCTAATGACCAACCGCCAATGATCAACTTGATCTCTGTTGAATCCATGTCATAAGTGTTCGCGTGAAAATTAATCCCGCACATGACCAATGATGAAACGCCTTCTTCAACTTTTCGATCTTTATCACCATCGCGAGAAATTAAAAACGGTCTATGTTGGCGAAGTGCTTTCATCTTTCCTCGATGCAAACCATATTTCCAAACGTTGTAATAAACTTCATTCGTTTTGATCACCGCGACACCTTCCTTGTTGTAGGAATCATAATTCATCAAACCGTTTTTTCCCGCGTTCGTTGTTCCAGATGTCACGACATGGAATTTAATCTGGTTGACGTCGTTTGTAAACGGTGTTCCGATATTTTCAAACAAATAAAACTTATCATCGAAAACGTTGAACGTGTCTTCTTGACTCTGGACGCCAACAATGAAGAATCCAGAAGGAAAACCTTTAAATGATTGCAACGTTTTAATTTTATTCAAAAGTTGCGCGTCGGTGTAATTTTTAACCATTGTTTTTTTGTCTTGTGTAAATCAATGCAATGATCGCGAAAATTAATGCAGACACCGCGAACACATTTTTGAATCTTTTGTCTTGATCAATTACCGTTTTCACATCACGAATGATTTTTTCGACAATGATTGAATCTTGAATCACAACATGATCATCAACTTCTTTGACGTGTCGAATTCTTGTTGTGTCAATTGTTGTTGAATCGTTTAACTCTGAATGTGTTTGTGAAATTTCAGAATCAATTACATTCCATTTTTTTTGTGTTCCAGTTGCGTTGAACCAGAAGAACAAAATCAAAATTGTCAAAGTTCTTTTCATCCTATTTTCTTTTAAAGAAACCTTTAATCCATGAAATAAAAATTCCATAAATATCGTTGACAAAATCATCAAGTTTTTCGGTTATTTCGTTCGCTACCCAACCAACACAAAAAGAAATCAAAATTGTGATCTTCGGTGATAAGTCACTAAAATAAACTTCAAGAACACCGATTGTCGCGTATGTCATAACACCCGCAATGATTAAACCGATCACAATTGT